AGCATATGCGGCAGTTTATGCTCCTCAAGAACTTACTGAAGAGCAAGTCTGGGAAGAAGTTGAAAACTGGGTAAACTCACTTGTAGAAGAGGGTTATGACCTCAGTGAGTATACCTGGGAAGATATGTATGAGGCATATATTGAGGAACAGGGTAGAAACACAACACCTCAAGCAGTAATTGATAGAAACAGATCTGCTTTAGGTAACACTCTGGGTAGACTTGGTAATAGAATTATGACTGGAAACCCTGAGGGTACAAGACCACCAATAAGACAAACACCAAATAGAAGAGGTGGTGGAACAAACACACCACCAGTAGCAGCAAAACCACAAATTGGAAACCTTCCTTCAAACTTAAAATCTACTGAACAGGGAGCAACTGCTGCTGGTATGAGAGTTGCTGGTAAAATGGCAGACATCAGAGGAAGTCAAACTCCTGGAAGTCAAACTCCAAAGACTACTTCTACAACTTCATCTACACCAAGACCTGCTGCTCCTGCACCAGCACAAGGTGGTGCAAGACCGACTGCCACTCCTGGCGCTGCTAAACCTGCTCCTGCTGCTGTTCCTGCTGCTGCTCCAGTAAGAACTCCTAATCCTTTAATGCAGAAAACATTTGGTTACCAGACTGGACAAGCACCAAGTCAAATTGCAGCAACCAGAGCAGCAACTACCACTGCTGCACGTAATTTATCAGGTACAGGAGCACTTGCAGCTAGACCTACAGCAACACCAACACCAACACCAACAACAAAACCAAATATGCCCAAAGTGCCTTCAACGGCAGCTCCTGCAGGTGGAGTAAAACTAAGTGCAAGAGCACAAGCACTCAAGGCAGGTGGTCCAAAAGGTGGTGCAAGAGAGAGAATGCTCAATCAAAGTTTTGATGCTTTTGATGCCATCAAAGGACATCTCCTCGATGAAGGTTATGCTGAAACTGAAGAGGCAGCAGCAGTTATTATGGCAAACATGAGTGAAGAGTGGAAAACTCAAATTATTGAATCTGGATATTTTCCAACAAAAGAATCGCAAAGAGCAGATGAAGCAAAATATAAAAAAGGTAGTTCAGAAGTAAAGCATAGAACTCCTCAGACTCAGGCGAGACCAACTCCTTCCAAATGATTGATTAATTTGTAAAAGTTCTGAGAGGGTCATCAAGACCCTCTTTTTTATAAATAACTAAAAAAGTAAGAAAGAAAATGAAGTCTTTTAGTCAGTTTTTGAAAGAAGAAGAAGCAAGACAGGGAAAATTATTTACAAGTAAAGATAAACCTCAAGATTTTAGAAATCCTAAAAAAGTTCCATTTACTGGGACTGATCCAACTCCAACACCTGCATCTAGAAGATTATCACCAGGAGCACCAGAAGCACCTAAGACTTCTCCTGGACAATTAGAAATTCCAGAACCAAAAACAACTAGAGTTCCTGGACCAAGAGTTAGAGGTGCTGGGGAAATGCGCCAGCCATCTTTAATTACGAAATCTGGTGGAGCACAAGATTTTACAAAGGCAGGTAAAGGTAGAGTTCCATATACATCATCCGAACCAGTAAAGGCAACAAAGCGTCTTCCAGAAGCACCTCCAAAAGCACCTAAGACTTCTCCTGGACAAATGAAGATTGATTTTAATGCAAAACCATCTTCTTCAAAACCACCATCAACACCTTCACCTTCTGGAGGAAAACCACCTGCTGGACAAAAACCAACTGCAAAATTATCAAAGTTGGGTAAATTTGGAAAGGCACTAGGCCCAGCAGCAGCTGCAGTAGATACTGCACTTTCAACAGCAGACGAAAGAGCAAAAGGATCCGGATGGGCAAGATCACTCGCTAAGGGTGCTACAGTCGCTGCTGGAGGACTTGCAGGAGGCGCTCTGGGCGCTCTTGGAGGAGGTGGTATTGGTAGTGCCGCTCTTGGTACTGCTGGTGCTATCGGTGGTGCTGAGTTGGCAGGAAAGGCATTTGATGTTGCTGCTGGCGCTAACGCTAAAGAAAGAAAAGCAATGGCAACAGCAAATCGTCAACGTCAGGCGGGAAGTGCTCTTAAAGGTATCGGTGGTAAAACAACATTTGATACTAAAAAGAATACAATGACCACAGGAACTGGAGCACAAAGAAAAACGGTTGGTCTTGCCAAAACTGGTGTTGTTCAGCGTGGTGGTCAATCAGTTGCAGGACACCTTGCATATAAGGGTGGTAAAGCAGTCTATAAGGCAGGCCCTAGTGCTCAATCACTTGCTAAGACTTCTTCAAATCCATTAGAGAGAATCGGAAGAACACTTTTTGCTGGTGCATATAAAAAGCATGATGCTGCTAAGGCGCAACAAGCACTTGCAAAAGCAAGGCAGTCTGATGCTGCTCGTAATAAAGCACTTGGAGTAAAAGCACTTCCTGGTAAGTGATTTTTATAAATACCTTTAAAAGGTATTAAATCTATAACCATGTCTAATATTTCGCAAGATTTTATTAATAATGTTGGATATTTATATGAAGAAATCAATATCCAACAAAATGATTTTTTAAATGAAGAATCTGAGTATTATGATGAAGAAGCGGCAGAATTGGTAGAAGATATTATTTCTACTATTTCAATTTCAATGATTTATGAAGGTTATAGTGCAAATGCTGTAATTGGATTTTTAGCAGATTCTTCGGAAGAAGAAATCATCGAAAAATATTTAAGTTTTGATAAAAATATTCTTATTGAGAGCACTGTTTCTGATGAATATATTGAAGAACAATTAGAAATTTTAAATGAATTTGTAGGCGCTCTTTTTAGAGTTGGTAAAGCATTGGTTAAAGGTGCAAAATATGCAAAGGGTGCAAAAGGTGCAGCACCTTTAACTAGACTTGCATCTGGTTTAAAGTCTGCAGGAACAGCAACTGAAAGAATTGCAAAGCAAGGACCAAAAGCAAGTTCTATTGTAAGGTCTACTCTTTCAAAAGGTGTGCAAAAAGTAAAAGATATTTCTAAAGGTGCAAAAACTGCATTAACCAGTCCCACTGCAAAAAGAATTGGTAAAGGACTTGGTGTTGTAGGATTAGGTGCTGCTGGTGGTTACTTGGGTGCCAAAATGGGTTCTGGTGATAAAGGGTCAACTCAGGATGGTGGTAGACCAGAACCAACTCCTTCACAAACACCAGAACCTGCTACTCCAGCGTCTTCAGGAACTTCAGGTGGAATTGGTGGTGGAGTATTAAAAACTCCTATAAAACCAAAACCAAGTCAAGGAAATGCACAATACAGAGAATTAATTAAGCAAGGAAAAACCAAAGAAGCAGAAAAACTTGGAAAAGAACAGTGGGCAAAGAATTTCCCAGAACTTGCTAAAAAAGTAAAACCAGATGGTACTCAAAGAGGTACTGGACAAAGTAAAATGGAAAGAGATGCAGAAGAACTGCGTAAAATGCAAAATAAATCAAAACAGCGTCAAGGTTCTTTAATGGGTGGACCAGAGGGTCCTGGAAAAGTTGATACTAAAGCGGCAGATGATGCATTAAAGGCAGAACAGGAAAGGCAAAAGAAAAGAATGGAGCAACAAAAAAATACTACTATGACTGCTAAAGAGTCATATGAACCTTATGATATTATTCTAGAGTATCTCTTGTCCGAAGGTCATGCAAATACTTTAGATGAAGCAAATTACATTATGTTGGAAATGGATGAAACTGCTATTAAAACAATTATAGAGCAATACGAATATTATTTACTTGCTGAAGAAGTTGAGGAGTGGGTAGATGGTCTTGTAAATGAAGGATATGATCTTTCAGAGTATACATGGGATGACATCATGGAGTATTATGTAACTGAAACAAATAGAATGTGATTTTAATACTGATATTATAACACATTCAAAGGGGAGCTTGACAAGTCCTCTTTTTTTATGTAGACTACCTTTGTCCCGGTTGAAGATGAGGCTTTAGCTAATCTTAGAAGACTTAAGAACCATGCCATAAATTCTTTGAGATTCGCTCATATAAAAGGTTCCACCAATATTTGTATTGTAATATTCTTCACTCATTAATACATTACGATTAAATTGTTCATAAGTTTCATAATAACTCATAGATTTCTTATGAGGACATAGGTAAAGAATTTCACGAAGGAAATGTTCTTTACCTATTTTTTTTACATCTTCATTAAGTTCATCACAAGATCCGAAATAGTTTTTCCAATCAGATTCTTCTGTCTTTCTTCTTCCTGTTTTTTTATTCTTTTGTCTTGTCCAGAAATGTTTT